AAATGTAGTAATCGATAAGCCTGGACTATCTCCTATCGTAACTAAGGATGGAGTGTCTGTGGCAAAAGAAATCGAATTGAAAGATCCAATCGAAAACATCGGAGCCCAAATTGTAAAAGAGGTTGCTAGCAAAACTGCAGATATTGCAGGTGATGGTACAACGACAGCTACAGTGTTAGCTCAATCAATTATGACATCCGGCATTAAAAATGTTACGGCAGGGGCTAATCCTATTGATTTGAAGCGTGGTATGGATAAGGCAGTTGAAGCTATTGTAGCTGAACTAGATACTATCTCATCTAAGATTGGTAATGACTACGAAAAGATTCGTCAGGTAGCATCTATATCAGCTAATAATGATGATACTATTGGTACATTGATTGCAGATGCAATGCAACAGGTAGGCATCGAAGGAGTTATTACTGTTGAAGAAGCTAAAGGTATCGAGACAGAACTTAAGACTGTTGAAGGTATGCAATTTGATAGAGGCTACATTTCACCTTATTTTGTTACGGATAATGCTAAGATGGAAGCCAATTATGAAACGCCGTATATTCTAATCTTTGATAAGAAAATCAGCCATGTAAAACAGTTCTTGCCAATCTTAGAAAAGGTTGTACAGACAGGTAAGCCATTGGTTATTATTGCAGAAGATGTAGAAGGCGATGTGTTAGGTACATTGGTATTGAATCGTGTACGTGCTGGATTGAAAGTAGTAGCAGTAAAGGCTCCAGGATTTGGGGAGAAGCGTAAGCAGATGTTGGAAGATATCGCAATCTTAACGGGCGGTACTCTTATTTCGGAAGAATTGGGCCGTACATTGGAAGAGGCTACTATTGATGATTTAGGTATTGCTGAAAAGATCATTGTAGCAAAAGATACTACTACAATTGTAAATGGTTATGGTGCCAGTGAAGATATCAATGCACGTATTGAAACTATTAAGAATCAAATTGAAGGTAGTACATCTGATTATGAACGTGAGAAGCTTCAAGAACGTTTAGCTAAGATGGTAGGCGGCGTTGCTGTATTGTATATTGGAGCAGCGACTGAAGTAGAAATGAAGGAGAAGAAGGATCGTGTAGATGATGCACTTAGCGCAACTAGAGCAGCAGTAGAAGAAGGTATTGTGCCAGGCGGCGGTGTAGCATTGATTCGCGCAGCGCATGTATTAGATAATTTGAAACTTACCAATGAAGATGAATCCATCGGAGTGCAGATTATTAAAAAGTGTACGGAAGAACCGCTTCGTACGATTTGTTACAATGCAGGAGTAGATGCTTCGGTAATTATACGAGATATTAAAAGTAATACAGATACTGGATATGGTTATAATGCTCGTACAGAACAGTTTGAGAACTTGTTGGATTCAGGAGTCATCGATCCTACCAAAGTAACTCGAGTAGCTCTTCAGCATGCAGCTTCGGTAGCATCGATGGTATTAATGACAGAATGTGCTGTTATTAACATTACAGAAGAAAAGAAGCCAGCGATGCCGCAATATGATATGTAATTTAAAGTAAAGGAACTATATTATGGCTAAGAAAGACATTGTTAAGATGAATCCGAATGCAGGGCAATCTAAGTTGCGAGCAGAAGATTTAGCTAACATTGAATGTGAAAATTGCGGAGGACGATTCTTTAGGCAAGTACATGCATTTAAACGAATCCCTCAACTTCTTTCCCAATCAGGTAAAGAAGAAATTGTACCTATTCCAACATTTCGTTGTGATGACTGCGGTCACATTAACGAAGAATTTATGCCTTTATGAGTACTAAACCAGCTACCATATTCGATCACTTATCCCATATAACGGAGAAAAAAACTCCGTGGGATAAGTTGTCGGAGGCAGATCAAAAGTCTTTTAGTCCATATCTTATCAATCGTTGGTTGAGTATGAATATGGATCTAATTGAAATAGTCGATATGTTTCAACAGTATACGATAGGAGAATTGGATCGTAAACATGTTTATCAGTTATATCAAGAACTATTACCTAAACGTAAAATGTATAACAAATACATTAAGGCAAAAGATTCTGATAAGTACAATAAAGAACTCTTAGAGTTTGTAGCTAAACATTATCAAGTATCAATACGAGAAGCTACTGAGTATGTAGCAATGTTGTTAGATATAGATAAAGAGTTAGTTATAGATATATTACGTAAATATGGTAAAACTGATAAAGAAATAAAAAGCTTAATGAAATGAGTATAATAAAAGAATCAGTTAATCATCCTCAACACTATGGCGGAGCTACTAGTACATATGAAGCTATAAAAGTTATTGAAGCATGGGATCTAGACTTTTGTTTAGGTAATGTAGTTAAATACGTATCTAGG